TTGGGTGATATCCTCCTAGATGGTAAAAGTCTTAGAATGATGTTACTAGAAAAAGGTTATGCTCGTGAATATTATGGCAAGAAAAAAGAATCTTGGTGTGATTTTAATAAACCTTAACAACTAAAAGTCAAATTTTAAACTAAAATCGAGAACATTAAGAATGAAAATATTACACGTAACACTACTACTAGCACTATCAATAGCATCTGCTAGTGCTAACCACGACAATGTTGACCACTACGCAACTGGTTCAGGTTTTCTAACCCCAGACTCTGAGTCTCAATACTTCTGGGAATATAGATGCAACGCTGTGGATAAACTCACGGGTGTTTACTTTACACCCATAGAAAGTGAGATAGACACTAACCGAGCATATCTGCTTGATAATTGTGCTTTGATGGTATTAGTGGATGAGTCCCTTGATGCTATAGGTGTACAAGTTTTAGTAGATACTACACTAGAGTTGGTTGATCCTGCTCCTGCTGTATATTTCAGACAAGTGCCTCTAGTATACTGTGATGGTTTCGGTCCGTCTTTACCTGGATGTGTACAAAAATAAATCTTGACAACACTCAGGATCTAAGGTATAATTAGTCTCACTTTAAAAAGTAAAAAGGAACAATAATGTTGAAATACAAAGAAATAATTAAGAGTCTAAAACTTGAAAAACAATCTGAGTTAGGAAAATATTTATAGGAAACTGAAATTTTTAAATATTTACTACTACTTTCTTTGATATCAATTATTACTTGGATAGTGACACTTTTTATATTCTAAAAATAAGTGTTGACATCTAGCACTAGATAAGGTATACTTTCGTAACGGCCATGATGCCAGTAAATGGGTCATGCAAACTCGAAAAATGTTTAACTTAACTTGTAATAGAATCTATTTGAAAGACATATAAATAAACTTGAATCGCAGATTGTCTGGATTCATTTTACTATAACCCTTGCTTAATAATAGGAGGTCATTTTATGACACAATTAAACACAATGTTTCCCCGTTCATCTTTTGTTGGTTTGGATAGTCTATTAAACGATATGCAAACAATTACAAGAAATTCTGAGAACCATTATCCCCCTCATAATCTTAAAAAGATATCTGAAACAAAATATAAAATTGAACTAGCCGTTGCTGGATTTAATCGAAAGGAATTGACTATATCAGTTGAAGATCATACCCTTACTATATTAGGTAATTCTGATAAATCTAATTCTGATGAATCTTTTGAATATGTTCATAGAGGTATTTCTACGAAGAAGTTTAAGAAAATGTTCAGACTTTCAGATTATGTTGAAGTGTCGGAAGCTGATATTATTGATGGTATTTTAATTATTACATTAGAAGTTGTTGTTCCGGAAGAAATGAAACCCAAATCTATTTCTATTGGTAAACCTGCGTATTATCGACAAAACGAACCTCGTAGTTAAACCTTTATACCAATTAAATAGATAAAATACTACCTTCAAAGGGAAGAGCAATCTTCCCTTTTTTTATAAATTAAATTAAATTATTATGATAAAAATACTAAGATTACTAAGTCACGAAGAAATCCTTTGTGAAGCAACTGAAACAGACACTGGATGGATAATTAAAGAACCTATGCTTATTGTTCCATCAGAAAATGGAATTGGTTTAATGGCATTCATGCCCTATTCCACGATTGAAAATGATGACACGGAAATCAAAAAAGAGCATGTTCTATTTGTCACAACAGCAGTTGAGGGATTAGTCGAAAAATATAAATCACTCTTCTCTAAAATCTATGCACCAACTCCAAGTATTATTGTGTAACAACGAACCTTTGTAAAACGGTGTACATTTCTTTTGTACACCTGTTGACATACAATAAAATGTATGTTATAATACCTATATTATGAACAAGTGAGAAATCAATGCAAAATACTTTTTATACCAATGTTAGTCGTTACGGCAATCAAATACTTTATAGAGGATACAAAGACGGCTATAAATTCCAAGATAAAATAAAGTTTGCTCCTGTAATGTATAAACCAGACCCTGATGGTAAAGACATTGCATTTGACGGGGCAAAGGTAACATCGGTACAATTCAATTCCATGAGAGAAGTTAAAGATTATAATGATAGATGGGATAATGTATCGGGTCATGATGCTACTCTATATGGCAACTCTAACTTTATTTCTCAGTTTATTCAAGATAAATTTCCAGATGATATAGAATACGACAGGAAATTGATTAACGTATCTACTATTGATATTGAGGTATATTCGGATGAGGGTTTTCCCAAACCAGAAGATGCGTTATATCCTGTCACGGCAATCACTCTAAAAAACAATATTGACAACATATATTATACTTGGGGTGTAGGAGAATTTGATTCATCAAATTGCGAAAACAAAGTAATCTATGTAAACTGTAATGATGAAAGAGATTTATTGCGTAAATTCTTAACACATTGGGCATTACCTGATAATTGTCCTGATGTTATTACTGGATGGAATTCTAAGTTCTTTGATATACCTTATCTTGTTAATAGAATATTTCGTATATTAGATGAATCTTATGTTAAGAAGTTATCTCCTTGGGGTTTGGTTTCTTCTCGCACAGTAACAAAGATGAACAAAGAAACACAATATTTCGAGTTAACTGGGGTTAGTCAACTAGATTATCTTGATTTATTTAAGAAACTTGGATATTCATATGGAACACAAGAGTCTTATAAGTTAGATCATATTGCACATACAGTACTTGGAGATCGTAAAATCTCTTTTGACGAATTCACAAACTTACAAGGTTTATATTTAAATAACCATCAGAAGTTCATTGAATATAACATTAAAGATGTAGAACTTGTGGATAGACTTGAAGATAAAATGGGATTAATTACCCTTGCCTTTACTATGGCATATCGAGGTGGTGTGAATTACATTGACATCTTAGGTACCACTGGTATATGGGAATCTATTATATATCGTGATATCTCTAAGAAAGGTATTATATCTCAACCGACTAAAGATAATATCAAGAAGGATTATCCAGGTGGTTATGTTAAAGCTCCAATGGTTGGATTACATGAATGGGTTGTATCATTTGATTTAAACTCACTCTATCCGAATATTATAGCACAATGGAATATGTCACCCGAAACTATTATTGATAATGATAGAAGAAATTTGACACCCGATATGTGTTTAGATGGGGATTATAATACAAACCCAGATTATACTATGGCGACTAATGGGGTGTATTTTCGTAAAGATAAACAAGGCATTCTACCTAAGATCATCATAGAATATTATGCTGAACGAAAGTTGATTAAGAAAAAGATGTTGTTATCTCAACAAGAAAAGGAAACAATACCCAAAGATAATAAAAAAGAATTGTATCGTGTTGAGCGTGATATCTCTATCTATGAGAATCAACAGATGGCCATTAAGATTCTTATGAACTCTCTTTATGGAGCTCTGGGTAATAGGTATTTTAAGTATTATGATTTAAGAATCGCTGAAGGAATTACATTAACAGGTCAAATGGTTATTCGATGGGCCGAAAGATCTGTTAATGATTTTATGAATAAAATTGTTGGCACTGAAGATGTTGATTATATTATCGCTATTGATACAGATTCTGTTTATGTTAACTTCGCACCTTTGGTGAAGAAATATGTGAGTGATAACAATCCAGTAGGAGCAATTGATAAAATCTGTAGAGATCAATTTGAACCAATGTTACAAAAAACGTACGCTGAATTGTTCGAGAAGTTCAATTGTCTCGTGCCTAGAATGGAAATGTCAAGAGAAGCCATTGCCGATCGTGGTATCTGGACTGCAAAGAAAAGATATATCTTGAATGTCCATAATAATGAAGGTGTACAATATAAAGAACCTAAGTTAAAGATTATGGGTATTGAAGCTATTAAATCTTCTACTCCGGCAGTATGTAGAACTGCTCTAAAAGATTTATTTAAAGTTATTATCACAGGGTCAGAAGAAAATACTCAGAACACTATAGCAAAGTTTAAGAATCAATTTTTAACATTCAAAGCAGAAGATATATCATTTCCTAGAGGTGTATCAAATATCACTAAATGGAAAGATTCTATATTGATTTATAAAAAAGGAACACCAATTCATGTGAGGGGTTCTGTTCTTTATAATCATTATGTTATAGCTAAAGGTTTAAAATCTAAATATCCTTTGATTGGTAATGGTGAAAAAATTAAGTTCTGTTATATGAAAATGCCTAATCCTATTAAGGAAAATGTTATAGCATTTCCTGATTATTTACCACCAGAACTTGGACTGGAGAAGTATATAGACTATGAACTACAATTTGAGAAAACCTTTCTTGCTCCTATTTTACCAATATTAGATGCTGTGGGTTGGAGTGTAGAATCTAGAGTATCACTTGATGATTTCTTTTAAAACATGTTGTGTTTGTAATAAGTCTATTAAGAAATTGAGAGAATTATAAGATGACAAGAATAAATTTAGTAGATAATTCACACTTAGAGTCACCTTTAGATGATATTGAATATGATGCGTTATGTAAGAGATTATTAGATGAATGGGATAATGTTGACCATCCACAAAAGAAAATAGATACCTCAGGATTTACATTCTAAATAATATTATAATAATGAAATGAAAGCAGAATATATTGATCACATGGGTGATGACATCTCAGTTGTTAACTCAGCAAGAGTATCATTTAATAAGACCTCAGAAGGTATAGGAATCAACCAATTTGTTGATCAAGAGGGAGAAGATGTGTTATCAGCATTTGTTCCTACCTTAAAGGATGCTGATAAGAGACTGATTAACTTCCTTACGAA